AACTGGAACAGACAAGAGAAAATTGTCTAGTACAAAATCTATTCGTACTAAAATGACCAAATGCATGGCTACAAAATATACCAACAATGAGTTGGAGATTTTGGGTAGTCATCCTTTGTCAATGGCTCTTGAACATCCCAATAAATACCAAAGTAGAAATCAATTTGTGTATATGTTTGTATGCAACTTGATTTTGACTGGACGTAGTTTTGTTATCAGGGATACGAACAAGGATGGACAACCCTGCTATCTAGCATTGCCATCTTCATGGGTAAGACCTGATCCTAATGCTCCTGAACCTTATTCCAGGTTTATTGTATCTGATCCAAAAAACCCTGGTGAAGGTAAATTTTATGATGCTACTCAAGTAGGATTTGCTTATCTTCCTGATCCTGCTGATCCTACTAGTTCTAAAGCTCCTGCTGAAGCTCAAGACAGTGCTTTGACTATTGATGAGCAAATTCAAACCAGTCAGACAGTGTTTTTTGATAATGGTATTTTTCCCAGTGTCATGATTATTGTGGGAAAGAACCCATTACCGGGTGGCCCTAATGGAATGGGACGACCTATTCTTACACCAGAACAACGTAGACAAGTCTACGGAGTTCTTCGTCGTCGTGGTGCTGGTATTCAGAATTCAGGTGAACCAGCCATCCTTGATGGGATGATTGAAGATATTAAACCCATGTCTCATTCTCATCGTGAAATGGGATGGGAAAAATCAGAAGAAGCTGTAAAGAAACGTATACTCTCTGCTTATGGAATCAATCCATTTGTGTTAGGTGAGAAATCACCTGGATCTTACGCACAAATGTATATTGTTTACCAGCAATTTTTTGATATTGTTAATGACTATCTGGATGTTCTTAGCAATATCATGACCATGCTGTGCATGGGAGAAGACGGTAGTGATAATTTACTGGTCTTTTATGAGAAGTGTATTGCTGTAGACCCCGAAATGGAACGTCGGGTATGGGAATATGCTGCTAAGGAAGGACTTGTAAATCAGAACGAATATCGAGCATGGATGGGTTTGGGTCCAGATCCTGATGGGAACCAAAAGTATCTACGTCCAGAAACACTTACACCAATCTATAATCTTCTTAAATCTGTTGGAGAAGGATCTATTCTTCCAGAACAAGTAATTGGTGTATTGGAATGTGTTGGTGTTCCTACTGATTTTGCTACGAGAATAGCAGGAAAAGGCAAAATTGTAGAATCTGAACCAGCACAAAATACTATTGGTAATAACCAAGATGAAGAGGAAGAAGAAGAGGAGGAAATAGAAGATGAAGAAGAAACAAGACAGCCGGTTAATGCCTAGCAGTCAGGATATGATTGCTTTGAACATTGCTTTGGAAGAACGATTCATAAGCCTTTGTGGTTTATATCAAAGGGCAAAAGGTAATTTGCTCAATATTCCAAAAGGTTTGGATAAGGATATGTATCATTGGAGGAATATGGCAGTACGTCATAAGAAAGGAGATTTCCGAAACACTGATACCGAGAAACAGTCAATTCAAGTGATTGCTCAATGGACTGTTGACGTAAAAGCAGCTTTATGTATGCAACCTTCTAAACAAGTGCAATGGAATATCTAGGAAGGAAAGATCATGCCTATTTCCTACTTCCTCTTAATTTGTTTGATGTCAGTTGTATTTTTTACCTTTGGATTAGTGATAGGTAATTTGTCTGCTAATGTTGCTGCTATGAAGAAAAACAATAGTAGTATTCTAAACATTAAAGAGATGGCAGACACAGTTGAAGTTGGTAAACGGGGATCTTTTTGTATTGAAGTCGATAAACGGGAATACTCCGACTTTGATGATGATGACATTCCTGATGATGTTTTTCCTGAATTTCGTAGATGGGAACAAAACTAGGAAGTAAATAATGGCTCACGTCCTCCAGAATCGCTCTCCAAGGATAGCTGACGTTCATTGTGAGAAGATCCACTTCGAGCCAGGAGACAGGCTTGTGGTGAGTCTGAGGGCACCTATGGACCGTGATGCTGTGGAAAAGCTAAGGAAGTCATTGATCAAATGGGCTGGAGTAGAGATAGACATATTATTTGTCCCAGAATACCTATACTCCGTTAAAATAGATAAGAACCATAATGCAATCTTCTAGAGCTATACCTGAGTCTTTATCTAATGATGAGGATTCTTTAGCAGTTTACTTATATAATATGCACAAGTTTGATGAGCGTTTTTGTGAATTTATGACTGATGGATCTGATTTTACCCTACGTTTGGAGGTAAGAGGTAATAAGGGAGACTTGATTCATTGCCGTGTTTACAACGATGCTTTTCAGCAACCAGTCAAAAAAGTAAACCCCTTAAAAGAAAAGTAATCTAGATAAAACTGATATTTGAGAAAACGGCAAAATAGATTACAATATAGTGAAGTAACGGTTGATACTTGATGCGCCTAGGTGCCCTTAGATGGACTGCGGCGAATTGATGACCATCCAGTGGTTGTTAATTTTTCGCAGTTTTTTTGTTGTAAAAGGTGAACATAATGAAGAACGTGACATTTTCACTAGGCCCCTCTACTCTTTTGGCTTCTCGCCAACTGACTATCACTCGTCATTCCAGGGCTGGGGATACTATTCCCATTGTTGCTTATCATGATGCTGATGCAGGAGTTGTTACTTATGTAACAGTTACATTGCCTGATAACACTCTCTGGCAAGCTGTATTAGTTGATACAAATGCAACGGGTGAAGAAAGTGATCCTGACGTTCTTAATTTCCATACAGGATCATTGCAATTCCCAGGTCCAAAATCTTGGGATCGTTTGGGAATTCTTTTGATGGAAGATTTGTCGAGTTCTAGTTCGTCTAATAGCTCTAGTAGCTCTAGCAGTTCTAGCTCTAGTCAGTCCAGTTCTAGTTTGTCTAGTAAATCTAGTGTTTCCTCGAACAGTTCTTCGAGTAGCAGTTCGTCTAGCACATCTAGTACGTCTAGCCCATCGAGTGAATCGAGTTCTAGCCAGTCGAGTGAATCGAGTTCTAGCCAGTCGAGTACTTCAAGTAATTCGACTTCTAGTACTTCCAGTATCTCGACTTCTTCTAGCAGTCAATCCAGTAGTTCGACTTCTAGTACTTCTAGTACTTCTAGTAAATCGAGTTCTAGTTGGTCGAGTTCGTTGTCCAGTACAAGTAGTATTTCTACAAGCAGTAGTTCTCAAAGTACTAGTTCTCAAAGTGCATCTAGCCATTCGAGTTCTAGCTGGACATAAGATACCTTGTAATAAAAGGATGCTATCCACATGGATACAAGCGCAGTACAAACCTCGTTGCCACAAAATCAGATGGATAACATTATCCGTCTGATCAAGCTGGGTTCACTAGATAAGGTTAAACAGTTGAAAACTGTTACGTTTTATGCCATGAAAGAACTTGGTGTCAGACGAAGAAAAGCCTTGGCTAGAACTGATACTCCCGCTGGAAGTGATCAGTGGGATACTGGGTCCATTATTACATGGATCAGAAAAGTAAAGCCTGATCAAAAAGAAGCCGTCAAACAAATTCGTATTATTGACGCTACACTTTGTTCCCGTATGGGTTAATTTTTTACATGCCTATTCCGAAACCGAATTCTGATGAATCTGAAGAGTCTTTTGTAAGTCGATGTATGAGTAATTCGACTATGATGCAAGAGTACTCAGATGAGGATCAGAGATTGGCTGTCTGTTATAGTAGTTGGAGAGAAAAATCAATGGCAGATAATAACAATTCGTTGTTAAATGCAGTACGAGTTCGCCAAAAGAAACAAACAGAGTTCGGATATGGCATATGGACTGCTGATAGATTCGTTCGTACATTGGCAGAACAAGTAGGTCTTGAATCTTGCTACAAGCGTATTAGTAGCAAGACTATTTCTTATAATGATATCTTGACCAAAGCCGCTGAGACGTTGGTTTATTCAAATCCAGATATGGTAGTTCAAGAGAAGCAAGTGATTGAGTCTCAACCTTCTCTTGAACTGCCTGATGGAATTGAACTTCCCAAAAATACCTTGATGGTATTCAAGCATGTTTTGACCAGTAGCAGGAAAGATCGAGATGGAGATGTCCTTCATAGTGAAGGTATGATGGTTGATCCTGGTATGCTTCTACTCTGGCAACATGTCCCTACTCTTCCTATTGGTAAATTCCTAGCTATTCATCAACAGAATGAAAAGAATTTGGAAGTTTACTCTTGTATCATTGATATGAATGATTTGTGTCATGATGCTGCTGTTATGGTAGACAACAAGATGGGACGCTTTTCTCATGGTTTTCGAGCCATTGAATTTCAGAAGCTTAAAGCGGAAGAGGGTGTCGAATCTGGTTTTGAGGTTATCAAAGCTGAGATCATGGAGGAATCGTTGGTGTCTGTTCCTGCCAATATTGATGCAGAGACGCAGGAAGTAATTCTGTCGTTGGTAGAAGGTGGGAAACTCACTAGTGGCATCATGAAGGATTATGGAAATGTAATCAAAGAACATAGGCCCATTTCCATGCCTGTCAAACTTGATCTCAAGGTGACAGTGAATGGACAGGAGTTGAAGAACCATGAAGAACGACCAAATGAAAGATCAGACGACGGAAAAACCGAAGTCGGACAAAAAGACGGACTCTCCACACCAAAAGAAACCGATGGAGAAACTGAAAGAAAAGACGGAGAAGGATCGACCAGTGACAAGGAAGTGAAGATGACTGAAGTTAAAGGTTATGGTTTTATTGAAGGATCTTGGGAAGAAACCACCTGTAAACTTCGGGATGCTGCTTCTAAGAAATTGGTTCAAAATAAAGATCAAGAATGGCTTTATATTGAAGCTACATTTTCCAATCGAATCATTGTATGCCATATGAGCTACATTGATGATGAACGTAGTGAAAAGTATGTTCAATTGGAATGGGAAATGCAAGATGGCAAACCAGTATTGACTGGTGAAGCTAAAGAAGTAGAAGTCATTACTAATATTCGAGAAAAGTCATTTAGTAAGAGGTTGGAGCTAAACGTCTGGAGTAATGATGAAGAAGGAAAACCCAAATGGATAGCTCAACTTCTTAGTGATAGTGAAGATAGTGCAACGTCCGAAGGAACGGACAAAACTGGTGAAGAAGTTTCAATCCAAAAAGCGGTTGAGACTATTCTTGCCAAGGCTGATATGGCTTACATAAACAAGTTGCACGAAGTACTCTCTGCCATGAAGAATGTGGAAGAGAAGAAAATCAATGCTCGAAAGTTTTTTAGCTTTCGGCAAAAATCGCGTTCATAGTGTTATGAACGGATAAGTTTTAGTATTTTTGTTTTTAGGAGAATCATACCATGCGTATGACTGCCATGTTGAAGGCTTGGCTCATCGAAAAGTATGGCATTGAGAAAGATGCTACTGACGATGTGTTTAAGGCCAAGGCTGCTGAAGCTCTCACCAATGGTGATCTGACGGCAGAGAAGCTTGTCGAACTGACGACTGAACCCGAGGAAAAGGAAGCCGATGAGTTCATGAAGAAGTTTGAAGCTTTGACCAAGCAAGTCGGTGGTTTGGTCGATGCTCTTTCTGCTCAGAAAGAGACTCCCAAGGAAGAGGAGAAGGAAGTTAAGAAAGTCGAAGAAAAGAAGATTGATCCCAATCTTCGTCCTGCCTCTCCGATGGAAAAGGCTATTACCGCTATTGGTGGCTATC